GATGGAACAGAAGTCATCGGTAACATCATTCATTGTAAGAATGCAAAGTCAAGACTTACAGTTGAAAACAGGATGGTCGATGTCAGACTAAACTATGAAACAGGTTTAGATAGATATTACGGTTTACTTGATCTTGCACTTGCAAGTGGTATCTTCAAGAAATCTTCTACGAGGATTGAGTTACCAAATGGTAAAACTGAATTTGCAAAAACAATAAACAACAACCCTGAGAAATACTTTACAGATGATGTAATGGAAAGACTAGAGGTTGTAGTGAGAGATTATTTTAAATATGGAAACGAGAATAGAACAGACGATACTCAAGAATCTGATTCAGAATGAAGAGTTTACACGGAAGTGTATTCCTTTTCTGAAGCCAGAGTATTTCACAGATACAGCTGAAAAAACAATCTATGAATTGACATATGATTATTTTCAGAAGTATACTAAACCACCAACAGTAGAAGCACTTCTCATAAACCTTGACAATTCAACAAGTTTATCTGAGAATATAGTCAAGGACGCCAAAACTATTGTAGGTAGTTTCAGTAGTGAGGATACACCACAGGACTGGTTAGTCGATGAGACTGAACAGTGGTGCAAAGATAGAGCAATCTATATTGCAGTGATGGATTCCATCGAAGTGATTGATAAGAAATCACAACGATCTACTGGTGAGATACCTGAACTTTTGAAGGATGCACTCTCCGTGTCCTTTGATACACATATTGGTCATGATGTATTAGAGGACTCAGATGATAGATTTGAATTCTATCATACAGAAGAAGAGAAGATACCTTTTGACCTAGAATATTTCAACAAGATCACCAAAGGTGGTTTACCAAACAAGACTTTGAATATTTGTCTTGCTGGTACTGGTGTTGGTAAATCATTATTCATGTGTCATATGGGTTCTGCAGCTTTGATGATGGGTAAGAATGTATTGTACATAACTCTAGAAATGAGTGAAGAAAGAATTGCAGAGAGAATCGATGCAAATACTTTGAATGTACCCATGAAAGAACTTCCTGATATATCTAAGAAGATGTATGATAAGAAGATTGAGAAACTCAAGAACAAAACAAAAGGTAAATTGATTGTCAAAGAGTATCCAACTGCAGCTGCACATGTAGGACATTTCAGACATCTATTGCAAGAACTGGATATCAAGAAAGACTTTCAACCTGATATTATCTTTATTGATTACCTAAACATATGTGCATCACATAGAATCAGACCAGGCTCAGGTGCAAACTCTTACACACTGGTGAAGAGTATTGCAGAAGAACTCAGAGGACTTGCAGTTGAATATGATGTACCTATCATGTCTGCAACTCAGACTACAAGATCAGGATACGGTTCAACAGATATTGGACTTGAAGATACCTCAGAATCGTTTGGACTTCCAGCTACAGCTGATATGATGTTTGCATTGATTACCAGTGATGAACTAGAAGAACTCGATCAGTTGGTTGTTAAACAGTTGAAGAACAGGTATAATGATCCAACTATATTCAAAAGATTTGTGATTGGTGTAGATCGTGCAAGAATGAAATTGTATGATTGTGAACAAGAAGCACAAGAAGAACTCTTAGACTCAGGGGAAGACTATGATGATAGTATTCCAGTTGCAGATAGAGGAAGAGACAGATATTCGGACTTTAAGATATGATAAAAAAGAAAAATATACAAAATAGAAGGCAAGTAGCCTTAAACAATTTACTCAAAGTAAAGGAACCCAATGACCGTCAAAAGAAGGAAATTGCAACTTTACAAGATCGTTTGAAATGAGTATAGAGATTGCACGACAAGAAAGGAATAGATCATCCAATCGGTATGTACAGGTTGGATGTGCATTAAGTAATGGTGTAAGTGCATACAATTCGTATGTACAAATGGAATCTAAAAATACCACATTACATGCAGAAATGAGAGCATTCGGTGAATGTGCAAAGAGGGGTATTCCTACTGAGGGTTGTGCATTATATGTTACACTTTCACCATGTATAGAGTGTGCAAAAGCCATAATAACTCATGGTATTGTAGAAGTTTACTATGATGAAGTGGATGAAAATAACCTCTTTGCATTAACTCTTTTAGATATGGCTGGTATAAAAACCGTATTGACTACGGCATAAATACTATGTTATACTATAAGATGCATTATGAGTAATACGACCTTAAAATCGAATGAAGTGATAGATACTATCACCTATAAGATAGAACTCAAAAAGTCCTTGAGAGAGGCTAAGAAGTCTGGCAATCAAAAGCAGGCAGACCTTATTCAACTTAAAATATCACAATTAGAAGATAAACTCCGTTCCTCACCATTGTCAAAAACCTAAATAGTTCAATAACTAATTTTTTAGGAGAAGACCAATGGCATGGGCAGATGATATTGCATTATTAGATTTAAAAATTGCACGACAACAACGATATGTCGATTGGTTAGAGGGTGTAAATAGTAATGTATTTGGGCCAAGAGGTGAGAATGCAGACTGGAGTAATCCATCACATACAGACGGATGTGATCCCGATGATACTACAGGTGCATCAAACCATAGATGGACAGGTACAGGTGGTGCAAACGCTTACTTTGCATGGTGGAGAAGTCAGTATCCAAGTGTAGATGAGAGTGAATCTGATGCAGTCACAGCTGCAGTTTACGATCAATGGAAGGATTGGTCAACCAATCTATCAAGTGACATTGCAAACCTAGCAGACTATACTACAACTCTAAACGATCACAAAGCAACTATAACTGGACTACAAAACAAGAAGTCAGTATTACAAGCAAAAATTGACAACGGTGACCTTGACGGGGCACCATAAAGTTTGACATAGGATTATTATGGGTGCAAAGAATTTACATCTAGAACACTTAGAGGACGAAATTATCAATCAAGGTATTGATGGTGGTCGTGGTGCAATAAACTTTTTACAAGGTCTTAGAGACATGTTGAAAGGTAATGCATCTACAGGTGTCAAGATGACAGTAAAATGGGATGGAGCTCCAGCTTTATTTTGTGGTAAACATCCTGAGACTGGTCAATTTTTTGTTGCAAAGAAATCCCTGTTTAATAAGACAGGCCCTATGTTCTACACATCGGAACAACAAATCAAAGAAGCAGATGAACTCTCAGGACAACTAGAAGAGAAGTTCCTAACAGCATTCAAACACCTATCCAAACTATCTTGGAACACGATCATGCAAGGTGATTTGATGTATACCAATGACAAGAAGATGCAGAAGATAGACGGAGAATCGTTTATCACATTTCAGCCAAATACAATTTTATACGCTGTTCAGACAGAGAGTGAGCTGGGTAAGAAAATAGCGAAGTCTAAAATGGGAATCGTTTTCCATACCACATATACTGGTTCTAGTATAGAGGATTTAGGAGCTTCTTTTGGTGCAGATATATCTAAGTTAGGTAATAGTTCAGATGTATGGATGGATGATGCAACATATAAAGATGTCAGTGGTAAAGGTTCTATGACTGCAAAAGAAACTCTTGCATTGACTCAGGTATTATCCAAGACAGGTAAAGCATTCCACGGTATCAAGAAGAATGATCTAAAGAAGTTTCAAGAATTACAAACTGCAATGGCTTCTAAACAAGGAGCTGGTGCAAGTTACAAAACATACTGCAATTCACTTATCAGGGGTGGTAGTTTCAAACCAACATACGATGGGTACATGAAACACTTTGAGAACTACTGGAGAGATAAAGTAGTTGGTAAAGTAAAACAAGAGAAAACAAAAGCAATCAAAAGAGAAATCGGTGAACAAATTTATAATGAGTTGAGGTCTCTCAAGAAGTTTATTACTAACCTTACTGCATTCATGGGACATCTAGTTGTTGCAAAACAAATGGTTATTGATGTCCTAAATAGAGTAAAGAGTATAGGAACATTTAAGAAAACTGCAACTGGCTTTGAGGTTGTAAACCAAGAAGGATATGTTGCAATAGATAAAACAGGAAGTGCAGTCAAACTCGTTGATAGAATGGAGTTTGCATTTAATAACTTCACTGCACAGAAGAATTGGGACAAATGAAGACATTTAATAACTTTATATCTGAGGCAAAAGAAAAGAGTTGTACATTTACTTTTGGTAGATTCAACCCGCCTACTACTGGACATGAGAAACTTGTTAAGAAACTCACATCTATTGGAAAGGGTACAGATGTACTTTTATTCTCATCACATTCAAATGACAAGAAAAAGAATCCACTAAACCATAAAGACAAAGTAAAATATCTCAAGAAGTTCTTTGGTAGAATTGTAGTAGATGCAAATGTCAGGACAGTATTTGAGATTGCAAACTTCTTACATGAGAAGAAGTATGTCAATATAAACATGGTTGTAGGATCAGACAGAGTAAAAGAGTTTGAAATGTTATTGACCAAGTACAACGGAGTCAAAGCAAGACACGGATTCTATAAATTTAAGAACATAAACATTGTATCAGCTGGTGAGAGAGACCCCGATGCAGATGATGTATCAGGAATGAGTGCATCTAAAATGAGACAGTTTGCAGAAGATGGTGACTTTGATGGATTCAAAGATGGTGTACCGTCAAAAGGTAAGAACCTTGCAAAGAAACTGTACGATGATATCAGAAAAGGTATGGGTATC